ATAGTAAGCAGACCACAGTTCGCTGATCCGTTCGTGATTGCTTCGACTGCTTCCGTAAATCGATCCTCTTTGACTAAGGATTTGGGCGCATTCATCTAGCAGTTCAGTTCTGCTTGTCATAGTCAAATACAGATTGTGATTTTAACTTACGGACTTTTTCATAATGTTCATTAGCTGCTCGCCAACCAGCTGCTCTGCCTGACCAAAAACCACGATCAAAGGCTTGTTCCATTATCTTTGTTATTGCCCACCAGCCAATTACTAACCCAAGCATGGCATAAAGCCATAACCACGCGGTTGTTGTTTCTATCATGTTGCTCCCTTACATATCCACAGCGGTTGTGAATACATAAAGTATGACCTAAAGCAATGACCTTCGGTTATTTATTTGTGGCGTGTTTTATAACGATTAGATAACGCCAATATCCTCAAAATCATCGATATGGTCATCAATTGTGCGGTGCTTATAGTCTGTTTCAAACCCCATAAGTCCTTCGGTTATAGGTAAATGAACCATCAAAATTAACTGGAATAAGCTCTACTTGATGACCTTTTTTGCCAAATGACATAACTACAAATCCCATGTTCCAATCGGCTGAGTTATATTTGAGATATCCAGCCTGTCGCATGTCCATTAAGTGTCCTGCCTCAATGCCCCAAATCGTTGAATAACGCCCGTTTAAGCCAGTTGTATGTCGGACTGCACCCTGTCTATGCGAGTGCCCACAAACTACGCTCGCAGACCACTTTTTACTAAGATTTATGGCAGTTATACCTGCGTGCTTAGACATGTTGCCTTCATCGCCATGTGCTAGGTAAAAACCCTTCTCAAACTCATACGCTTTGCGATGGTATTTAATGCCTAGACTTGCAAAATCCATGAACTTGTCATAAGCCAATTCAGGTAAGCCAATAAGCGATGGTGCGCCTTTTAGCAATGTTGTGTAAAGGCGATCTGTGTGATTGCTGCGGATAATGTCTGTTGTGCCTAAGTCGTAAAGTATGTCTTGTGCAAGTGATCTTTCCTCATCTAGCGTTTCTGCAAATTCTAATTTTGTGCCTTTAGCCCACCGGCTCTGCGATCCCATATCCATCTCATCGCCAACATTTAATACATAATCAAACTTTTCATGCTTAGCCATCTTAATTAAGTTTTTCACAGCTGCTACATGATGCAGCGGTATTTGCAAATCTGGCACAACCAGATATCTGCGGTTTGGCTTAATCGTCATCCTCTGTTGGATCAATACTTGGAATGATGCCACCATCACCAACTACCCAATCAGGAAAAGTCTTATGCTCGGTCATTAACCAGAATGCGTGCTCTGGTGTAAATCCTGCTTTACGAGCTGCTTTGTAACATTCATGCAACGCAATGTAATGCGCATCAATCTTGGATGGATCAGGAGTGTGGCGAACTACGCGCCTATTGATCTTAGTCCGTTTAGTGGTTTTGCGTGTGTTCGCCATAAATAAATTATCGCTTACTAATTAAAATAAACAGATCATCAACACGCGCTTCTAATCTGTTCAACTGATCTTTCATGCTTGAGCCACCATTGGGTCGTAATTCTTGCAGGTAGGCTTTAATAACCCATCGTAGAACCAGCAACCCAGTCGCGATTAAAGTGCTTGCGCCAACGGCTAAACCAATTATTTCGTTTGCGCTCATTTAGCATTGACACCATAATCCGCTTCACTCCCAGAATTTGGATCAATTGCTTTAGCAAGCGGTGCAACTAGCGCACCAAGTAATACTGCAAACTCTGGTCGAATGTCAGCAACAATTGCCAATGCAACAGTTATACCACTTGCACCCACAGCTCTTAGATATGACTTGATTGCTGCTTTGTGTTTCTTAGATAGTTTCATTTTGCTCCTATGGTCGGGCAACAGCCATTACCAATGAGTAACTTCTGCGCTTGAGATAAACGCCTTCACCATTGGATTGACTGCCACTTTTGTCTGCTGATGTATTGCCTTCGATAACCTGTAAATACTTTAGAGCTGTATTGTTAAATTTAATGATCCCAACATGATCAGGCTCAGCATCTTTGTCAAATTGAAAAAATGCAATATCACCAGCCTTAGCCTGACCAACTGGGATTAACTTATTTGTTTCTGCAAAGAATTTGAGACCATGAGCACAGCTTGCAAATCCTTTTTTAGATTGTGATCTGACCTTGCCACCTAGTCCTGCTTTGTCATAGCACCAAGATACAAACATGGCACACCAAGGCTGATTGTTTAGTTCATACCATTGGCCATACTTTGTATCATTGTTGCCTGTTTCGGTATAACCAATCTCAGCTTTAGCAATCTCAATAAGACTTGGCATATTTAGCCATTAAGCAATGCAGATATTTGATCGTCAGTAAAACCTAACTCTTTAAGTTTTGCTAAACCTTGCTCACGATTTAATTTAGTAACTTGATCTTGAGTTGGTTGAGCAACATGAGCCTTTATAGCAGCCTCAAGTTCTGCATCTGTTACAGTTGAATTATTGGCAACAGTAATAATCTTTTTCTTTAGATCTTCAAAATTACCACAAAGACCTTGACCACCAAGTTCTTGATCTAATTGGTATAAGTTTATTTCTTTATTTGTTATTGCCATTTTATGACCCCAAATCCATTACAAATATATTTCTTCTAAGATAAGTTCCCGTGTTTCCTTCGACAGCATATTTAGCAGTAAAAGTATTGCTTCCAGCAGTTAAACCAGAATATCTAATTGCTTTTGTTCTAGTTGCAAATAGAGCTCCTGCATAAGTTCCAGAAGAATCATTTACAGCAGGACTTACTGATGAAGCACCAGTAATTTCACAACCCATTACGGAATAAGTGCCGCCAGCCCCATTATTTGATTGGCAATCAACAATAACCAATGCTTTAGTTCCTGTTGTAAGTGTAACTGCAGGGCCAGCAGTTGTTAAATCTGTAAATGATGTTGATGTTGTGCTTTCCTGAGCATTAACTTGCGCTGATGCACTTGCAGGTGCAGCAGCAGTAGGAGTAAACCATTCAGGAGCAGTTGCGCCAGAATTAACACGCAATTGTTGGTTTGCAGTTCCAAGTGGTAATCTAGTTTTAACATTTGCACTTGATGAGCGATAAGCAAGATCGCCAAGAGTTGTTTCAGGATTTAAGTTTTTTGTTGTTGTATCAACAGATGAACCAAGCGTGCGAATAGCAGCTGCGCCATCTTTGACCAGAGCGGTGTCGTCTGGTGTTGTCCATCCATAATTAGTAGTGGTTGCCATTTTGTCCTATTCTCAGGATACGATTGTAGCGTATTCCCATGTCAATGTTGCGCTTAAAGTGTTCCATGCCTCGCCAATTGGCACAGTATTCCATCTCATAGAGAATTGGCTATATGCCACAGGCGACAAGTTTATTGTCAGGAATAATTCGTTGAACCTAGTGCTCCATGACCAACCTTCAACATATCCTTCAAACTCACCTGTTGAAATTTGAGCAGGTAGGTTTTGCAGGTTTAGTGGTTGCCCCATGAATACGCCTAGCAGATTATCCCGATCACTATTGTCAATCTCAGGATTTGTGATTGGAAATGTAATGCTCTGGAATGCTGGTTGTGGAAAGGCTCGCTGGGCAATATAACGATCTGCCACAGCTTGAGCATCAACGGCTGAATGAAGCACCGAGTTAATGCTTTCGGCTTTGTAGCCATAAGTTGCAATTGATGTTGCTGAGGTTGCGGTTTCCTGTGATCCAAAGTTGTTGCCATAATTTATATACACATCATTGCGAATATCACCTGATCTAATAATTGTGCTTAGTCCTTGACCTAGCGCATGACGGGCATCAAGATCAACATAGCCATTGGCTAGTAAATAAGTTTGACGATGGTCTGCATCCGCATAACCGATATTGCCTTCGTTGTCCTCATATAAATATCCAAATGCTGAGTTTGCTATTAGTTGAGCAATGTTAAAAATAGTATCTGTTTCGGCTGCTCTGTTTTCCATTGTGTATAAGCCCGGAGTGTCAATCTCACCAAGTCCTAGATTTAGCGCATTAGCCCATGTTTCAGTTGGATCATATCCTGCCCAAGTTGTAGCTGCTGGAACATCATTCCAACTTCCTAATAACACGCTGGACAACAGATCATAGATTTGATTGCCATCTTCATCTTGTGAAATTGTGCCTGAATATAATTCTTTTGCTAACTTGACAAGTGATCCCATTGCAAGGACTGAGTATTGGATAACTGTTGCATTTGATCCAGTCGCGCCAACGCTAACTGTAATATCAGTTATGTCGCCACCAAAGATATTGACATAAGCAGCTGATGTGTCTTTGACTTGCAGACTTAAACTGTCGTTTATGTCAAATGGCAATGTTTGCCCAGTTAATGCCACAAATGTAATCTGCAAATAAGATGGGTTTGGCTGCTGGTAAATATCATCGCGACCAGATTGATGCTGGATGTCGCTTATTGCAATGTCAGTATAATCAACACCTGCAACTGTAAGTTTCCAATCGGGCGACCAAGCGGTCATTATCTACCTACTGTTCCGCCGACTAATAATCCTGCTGATCTTGCTGCGCTTTGATTAAGCACACCTGC